CTAAGCAGCTGTTTTATGAACTAATTTTTCCTGTTTCTTATACAGCATCATGTCTGTATATTCGGCAGAATAATTCATGTGGGCATTGAATTCCTTTTTTGTACAACCCTCAAAAGGATTGCCAATGGTTTTGTTTGCTCCAATCCATTCACACAGTTCAAGTATGGAGGATTTATTGGATGTGAAATAAACGAAGGAATGCTTTTCGAGTATCTTTAAAACATCCAAATAATCAGACAAGCGCCAATACATATTGTACGTACCAACATCAGTGGAAAGATAAGGCGGATCAATTAAAAAGACGACTCCGGGAACATCCTTATATTGGTTGAATACTGCTTTGTAGTCGCATGATACAATTTCAAGCCCTTTTAAGTAGTCAGAAGACTCCGGATAACCGGTCTTGCGAATGTTGTTATAAAGGACTTCCTTGCGCATTTCGGCTACAGACAATTTATACTTCATGGAGAACATAAGTGAGGATGATAAGGTTATAAAATCCACGTACCCAACATTTAGTTCTTCTTCCTCGATACGTTTAAAAATGCGTTCTCTAAGTTCCCCTTTAATTGGTTTATGTTTGGGTATCGAATTACCCACCAGCTCCCTAATATCGGCAAGCAGTTTATTTGTCTGTGGGATATTTTTCAGTCTGAACCGGTAGTTGTCGAAGTCATTGTAGACAACAGTAGCATCGGGCTTGCTTCTTTTGGCTATATGCGAAAGAAGTCCGGAACCGCCAAACAAGTCCACAAACACGGTATCTTCAGGGAACTGTTCCAAAACTTTAATAAACTCTTTAGCAAACATTCTTTTTTGGCCTACAAATGGCAGTGGTGCAGATAAATTCATATTCTTCATACGTTCAAGTCAAATTTAATGTTTTCAACTCCGGATAACAGTTCCAGAGTCCGGTCAATGTTATTTTCATATATATGCACATTTCCAAGGTCAAGGGTTATGGACTTCAGGGGAAGCTCCACCTGCCTTGCCATCAGATAAAGATGATAAATATCAGCCGGAAGCCCAAGGTTCGCATCAGAACTACGCTGATATGCAGATAGCACCAATTCTCCCTCATCAATTTGGAACTGCACAAGACTCAGGCAGGGTGCCTGGTTGCTTTCCACCCCGGTTTCTCCAAGAAACAGGACATAATTCTTGCTGTTGCGCTTTTCCCGGTTAATCCTGGTTATGAGGGGTGGAAGCTTTTCAAAGTAAGTTGGATAGCTGTTTACAAGGGTATGGCCGCAATAATCCCACCAGGTAATCCCTGCCTCTTTGTATTTTTCCACATCCCGGACTCCTTGCATAAACAGTTTCAATTCCTCTTTCAGCTTTTTCCTGGCTATCCCATGGCTTTCAAATATGTCAAGTAAATCAGCGGGGGTTAGCATGAGCCTTTCGTTTAATAGATACTTGATACGCCCTTTCCTATTGGTCTGGATTTTGCCCGTTTGGAGTATCTTGTCTAATGTCTGGTAATACTTATTCATGAGCTTTATTTTTGGTTGTACAAAGGTAGCTCTACCGGACAACACAAGGCATCCCCGGCACATCAATCACACTGCACCGAGCGTGCAGTGCTTTCCAAACCGTTTGATAACATCATACACCTTACGTTCGCTTACCGAATATTTATTTGCCAAAAACGCCACTGCATAAGTGGTCTTTTCACCTTGTTTTTTCATGACCTCATACTCCGTATATAAGTCTATGAATCGAAGGTCATCCTGCTTGCCGCCCAAACTTATAAGCATTTCAAGCGGTTCTCTGTTAAATTTAAGTGCTTCAAACAATGTCATATCCAATCATTTTTGTACTTTTGCAATGCCAATCATTTATTTAATGCGTAAAAACGCCACGAGAGTGCGGCAGAGGGCATTGCCCCCGGTCGCGCACTCTCGTGGCGTTTTGTGTTAATAAATGATTGGCGTCTATATTAACAGGCCGGGGGCTTTTTTTATCCCTCCCCCGAAGGGATTGTCAATCACTCAATCCGATATAATTCCAAATTGAACTTGTCCTTTTTTTCCCAGCCTTCAGCCAGAACTGTCTGAATGAATCCTACTGCTTTTGTATAGAAATCTTTCAGTTCTTCTAACTGAGTAAAAGTATGGTATTCCGGTTGTTCATCCGAACCAAACTTAAACGTCACTGGCAGGGTTTCTCCGCCCGTCTGAACGGCCAAATCGTATGCTGCCTTATAGTTGTACTGGTTCTCCACAGAAAGCCATACATGGGCACCATTATAGGCGAATCCGGATAGGATAGCCGCATCAGTCTGGCTGTTATACCAGGACATAACCAATGTGCGGATTTCCTCGCCGGTAGGTTTATGGTTAAACTCCTCTTCCATGTAGGAGGCAGAGCCGTTCTCTTTCTCCTGCACATCCCAGCGGATGCGCCATTTGTCTTTAACCGGGTTCGTGCATTCCATCAGCGACACACCGGCACTTCCTTCAACTCTTCTCATGTAAACACGTATTTGGTTCTACCTTTGCCGAAGGTCTCTGTCTTGATGGTCGTTTCAAACGGAAAGCCATCCGGCATTTCTTTCACTTGTGCGAGAATATTCTTCATTTCCTCGCTGTTGGTGAAGAACTTCTTTGCCTCACCGTTCACTTCAATGGCCACAATACAGCGGTCTTCTCCCTGCTCGGTCTTGATACCTGTTTCGAAGTCCTTCACTACAATCGGTAAGTTTACCAGTTCCCGGATGCTTACCACCACTCCGGGAAATCGCTTCTTGCCGTCCTCCGGCTTGTAAGCGACATTCAAGTCTTTAAAACTTCTCATTTCTTTGCCTGTTAATTTTTTAAACAACTTATTGCAGTCGGCGTGTTTCGTCATGCCGTAGAAACTGGCAATCAGTTCCCGCCGTCTTTTTCTCGATTTTACCTCGTGCATCTTCCGGGCAAACTTCTGCTTGATACGTTTCCGCAATCTCACATAGTCAGGACGGATAACATAGCCAAGGAAATCAATGCCTTCTTCTACAGGAAACACCCGTTCATTCGGCTTGATCTCCAAGTCTATTTTCTCCATTTGCCCGTGAATAACATCACGAATCTTCCACAATTCCGCTTTCGTTTTGCCGAGTACCAGTCCGTCATCGCAATAGCGATAGTAATAACGAACCCCGTACTTATCCTTCAGATAGTGGTCTAAAAATACAGACAGAAGCAGGTTGCCTGCTCCCTGTGAGCTGCGCAGTCCGAAGCTGATACCCTCCGGCAGCATTGTCACGAACCGCTCCAGCAGCACCAACAGCCTTTCGTCCTTGAATATCCTGCGGAAGCACCACATCACAAAATCCTGCCGCACATTGTCGTAGAACCTGCGGATGTCAAACTTGTAGGCATACAGCGTGCCTTCCGGGTCTTTTTGCAGATCGGTACGTATGCAGTTCATCAGATCATGAGTGCCACGGCGTTTAATGCTGGCTCCGGTAGTCCGGATATAGCGTTTCTGCAGGTGACGGTCCACCACGTTCATTACGGCATATACCGCGATGCGGTCATACATGGATAAAATCTGCAGGGTGCGTTTTTTGCCATACTCCTCGATTTCTCTTTCATGGTATCCGCCAAGCTGAAATGAACCGCTTGCAATGGCCTCCGTCAATTTGACGATAACTTGCTCCCTATGGGCAAGCAGATACCGTCCTTGCGTTGACCTTTTACGATCCGTTCCGCGCAGTACGGCATCGAAAGCCTCCGACATATTGGAGTATTCGATGATTTCCTCTATGATATATCCTTCCCTGCGCATACGGTTCTGCTGTTGGTTTATAATACGGAAGATAAGGGCCTTCCTTTCCCCGGGTCTGACTTCTTCGAACTGATAACAGCCTACCAAACTCCACCCGACGCGTGATTTTTCAGCTTTCCACCCTAATGGGTGCTGTTGCTGTGGCTTGCTTCCCTCGGCACCGCATTGGGGACGTGTCCCCAATGCTGTACGCCGATTTGTTAGATTTCCAGACGCGAGCCGACATTCGCATTCGTGTTCGAAGCATCGTTATTCGCATTCGCATTCGACACACCGCCATTCGCATTCGCATTGTTGTACCCGCGATAGACCACACGGACTATCGGGAAGCTCTACCAATTACAAAGGTACTTATTTCAAGGCAAAAGAAATCTATAATGCTCAGAAGAATAACCATAACAGAGCAGCAAAAGCACCGCCCAACACGGTTAATCCCCAATCTATCCAGTCCCAACAGCTACCATGCTGCTTATCCTTCAGTTCCAAACAGGAAGCTGCCACAGCACTTGCATACAGGGCTACCACTGGATGCATTCCCAATAAACCTATAAGGAATCCGCCTAACAGATGCTTCCATCGGTTACTTTCTCTCAAGAAATCAATAACTGTTCCCATAACGATTCTGTCTTTAATTCTAAAAAAATCGACCGGCTTCGCCGGTATTTGAATACCTTTTAAATGGGATTCGGAAACCATCCGAATCCCGTTCTTTCGTTTTAGTCGCTTCGCTCCACGCTTTGGCGCTTTGCGCTTACGCCACCTCGCGTATCGCCTTATACGCTGCCACGCTTTGCGCCCGGACGATTTTGCCGCGGAAGGCCAGACGCGAGCCGACATACGCATACGTGCTCGAAGCATCGCTAACCGCATGCGCATTCGACACACCGCCACTCGCATTCGCATGGCTGCACCCGCGATAGACCACACGGACTATAGCGGTGCTTATCCAGTACTTATCGGTATAGTAGGTAGAAGACGATCCGTTCAGATTACCCACCGGAACCAGGTCCATATACTTGCCGTGTGCCACGCCTGTTGTCCATTGGTCACTGGCCGTTTTGCCCTGCACCCAGCGCACCGTGCCGTCCGGCATCCAGATGCGCCATTTGCCCACGTTGCCGCTGTCGTTTGGCAGGTCCACGCCGTCCATCATGTCATACTTGTTGCAGTAGATGTCCTCATAGCCCAGGCAGCAGATATTGTTCACCTGCACTACGGTTGCCTGTCCGTATTCGTCACGGCTCTTATACCAGGCATACTGGTGCACCAGACCGTCAACCAGCGAATTCGTGATTTTGTTGTTGACGGCATACGCTTCATCGTAGCCGATGGTATCTGTCATCCCATGCTCTGCCGTCCCGCCTGTTGTTCGGTTGTTGGTATGCTGTCCGGCACCGCACTGTTCCTGCATGTCCCTACGCCCGTACCGTGCATAGCTCAGATTCGCAATGCGGCTGTGCATCAGCGCATCTATCTGTTGCATGCCCCGCTGCTGGCTGTAATAGTGGAAGTCCGTCCAGGTCATGCTTGCCGTGGTCGAAGCTCCGGTTATGCAGGCACGCAGCTTGCTGCCCACTACCGAACTGCCCACAACAGCACACAGATGCTCTTCGTTGGCCACCCAATCCGGTTCCATGTCCTCTATCTTGTCGCTGTGGCTCAGTACCACATGGTCAAACTCAGCCGTGTTCAGAATGGAGAAATGCAGAGCGGTCGCACGCTCCGGAACGTCTGCTATCAGATACATGCCGGCTTCAAACTTCAAGCCGATGGTCGGCACCACGATGCTCTTCAGGATGTTTCCTGCATCATCCACAAACACACTGCCGATAAGCCCCGTTCCTGGAACGCTCGGGAAGCGCACGCGCTTGTAGCCGGCTACGTCCACCTTACATACCGAATAGGCCTTGTCCGTCGTATAGGATTCCTTCAGCGTGGGCTTTCCGCTCATGATCTTGCGTTCACCCAGCCAGCCGCCCTGCGTTTCCTTGATGGCATCCAGCGTAAGTACTGTCGCCTCCGGAACAGGGGGCATTTCGTCCTCCGGGTAGCTGCTGTAGCAGGCGTACTTCTTGTTGTTCAAATAATCGTTGATACCCTTGCTCCAGTAGAACGGCTCATACATCATCCAGTCTCCCTCGCTGCCGTCCAGCTTCGCCACCGTGCAGTCGTTCATATCCTCCGCATCGGCATAGAAGTTCGAGCTTTCGTCATGCAGGGGGAAATAGGTCATCTCCCCGTCCGGGTTGTTCACTTCCACCTGCTGCCCGGCTATCTCCACTTTCCGGCTCGTGGGCATCTTGGTCACCTTGGCCAATACGCGGTGGCGCTTGGACAGGATGGCATTCACATGCCCGCTCATTTTGTACGTATTGCCGAACTTGTATCCGGTCCTGTTGTCCAGGTTTGAAATATTAGCATCATCGGCCACGCTGTCATCAAACTCGATCATCGTATAGGGCGGCTGCTTGATGGTCAGTTCCGGATAACGGGCGGCATACTTCTCCAGTTCCTCGTCGGCCAGATACTTCGTCAGGGTCAGCTTACCGCGAAGGCCCGAGTGGCGGTCATCCACCGCACCCGTCTGCGTGTACGTTCCGTAATCGAAATACTTCTTCAGCAGGCTTCCGTCGTCTTCCCGGTCTATCTCCAACACAAAGCGCTCCAGCTTGCCGCTGCCGTTCAGTTTGGCCTGGTGCAGGCGTTCCAGCATGGCAAACCCGTCGATGCCGGGGCAGTTGGTATAGCGGTAGCCCCGCACGTTGTTGATGCCTTCCAGCACCAGGCCGCTGTCCTGCAGCTTGGTCAGATACTCCAGGAACAGTTCCTCAATCGTGTCCGGAAGGCATAACTGCACAACGGGAGCACCGGTGGCCAGTTTCACTCGGGTCAGCCCCGTACCTCTCACATCCAGTTTCTTCAGTCGCCCCTGCCAGCTCAGGTCCAGGGTGGCCACATTGCCGTTGTCCCCGTTCCGGCCCAGCAGGTTATTCCGCATATTCACTTCTTCCAGAAGCAGCATCCCGTTCGTCGAGGCCATGAACGAGCCGTTCCGGTATCCGCTGGCTTTCTCCACGCTCATGTCCAGTTTTACCAGTGAGGTCAGCAGACCGAAGTTGAACCCGATGGCGAACGCATCCTCATGCCACACCAGCTCCTTGATTTTGGCTGCACCGATAATCTTCAGCGGGTCGTTCTCACCGAAGGCACGGGTCAGCTGCAGGGAATGGAGCACGTCTGCATCCACCACGCCGCTGTCAGCCTGTACACCGTTTGAGGTGGATAATTGCACACGGTAAGGGATGGTCAGCCGGTACTGTATCGGTTTCAGTTTATAAGCCTTGTCCAGCGATGCCGTACTCTGGTAGAACTGGGCACCCAGCGTGGATACATAGCCGTACTCCACCTGCTTCAGGTCGTACCTGCGTTGGATGAAGTAGTTCCGGTGTGCTTTTAACGAACCCTTCAGACCGTAGATTTGCGGATACGTCTGTTTGGCACCGTCAGCACCTACCGGCATTTCGTTCAGGAACGGGTAGATGTATTTGAAGATGCCGGACTTGTTATAGAGGCGTGAGCACCACTTCTTCATCTGTTCGGTATCGAAATGGTCAATGGCTTT